GATTTTACAAACAATCCGCTAGTTTGATCATCTCCTCCTGATCCATTTTTTGCATTCATACTTGTCTTAAAAGCACGAATAATTTTTTTAATTTCTGTACTTTCGTTTTCATCTCTAGGTGCAAAATCAAAATCAAAACTGAAACTTCTTAATTGAACTCCATTAAATAACAATTCCATGTTTGGATTTAATATTGATCCACTTTGTCTTGCCAGAATACTTTCTGGTGATGAAGTTCCACCTAATGCTCCGACTGCTGCAGATGCAAAAATTGAATTGATCGCAGATATTGATCCTTTGTCACCTGTTAATTGTTTTATAGTTTCACTTGCTTTTTCTCCTCCTTCTTTTAATGCACCTCCAGCTGTATCTGCTGTTATCATACCAGTAACTATTCCGAGACCAGCAGCTTCTAATCCATTTAAAGTATTTTCACCCCATGAAACACCGTTTGAGTCTGTAACTGCTTCTGGAACTGGGAGAAAAATTGTTCCTAATATATCTTCTTTGTTTTTCTTGAGTGATTCTGAACTTGTCTGTAATCGAAGAGCTTGTCCGTCACCACCAGTCTCAAATCCTGGCGCTTGGTATTCAACAACTTTGATTTCAAGGTAGTCACTATCATTTTCCAATCTTGCTATCGGATATCTGAAACTACCAAATTTTCTCTTGTTTCCCTTTGCCATTATTGTTTTTTAGTTATTTAGCATGATATTTACAAAAGGTAACTCTCTTACATCTGAGAGTTCATCGGAGTTGACTTCGTATAGTTGTCCTACCAGTTCATTGTAGGTGTAATTTCGATATTGACCGACGTGTAGATTGATACCACGGAAACCCCATTCAAAAACATCAGTCACCGCAACTAATGGATTAGAGTCATATTGTATGTTAGGAGTTTTGGCACTATATACAAACACATAATATTTTCCAGCACTTGGAGATGATGTAACCGTTGTGCCTAAATTATCCATCAATTCTATCATGATATCATCAGCTCCCTCTGTTCCGATGAGACCATCAACCACGGATCTTACACGGTTAGAATTATCATCGGTTGGATAACTATTCATTTCTTAATACCTAGTTCGTCTTCTGTCAATACTTTAAACTCCCACATACGATCTTTACAAAATTCCTCTGCTGCCTTCCATTTTGCTTGATTCTTTGCATACTCATATACTTCATAGATATATCCTTTTGTCTTTCTTTTCTTTACCTTTGGTTCTATTGTTTGTTTTTTTGGTTTGATCTCAATAATATATCTTTTTATTTTACCATTTGATTCCTTCACCTTTATATAAAAGTCAGGAAAATAACGATGTATTTTATTATCAATTGGAGATCGATAGGGTAACATGATTTCCTCACTTCCCCACTCAAGTATTTTAGTATGATTATCACAATAGACCATGAACTTTCTTTCCCAGAGTGACCGATAAACTATGTTTGATGGGTTACCCTTATACTTTTTTGGATTGGATGGTCTATATCTTCCCTTATATGACATCTAAATAGATATAAGATAAAATATAAAGTATTTAGATGGTTCGTCCTAAGAAAATAGCTGATATAAAACCAATACTGACAAATGTGGCACAAACATCTCATTATCAGGTGTTTTTTGATGGTTTGTCACCAGATCTTTTTAAGTTTCTTGGATCTAAAGGAGTTAATAAAAGATTTATCACAGAGAATGCAGGATTGTTATGTAGTCAGGCATCTATACCAGGTAGCACTTTGGGAACAACTGATATATTTGGTAATTTTACAGGTGTTCAGGAAAAATTTGCACACTCAAGAATATTCACTGAATTATCATTAGAATTTTATGTTGATAAGGATTATAAGATGATTAAATTATTTGAACATTGGATAGACTACATTGCAAGTGGATCAGAGAAAAAACAAAATTCATCTTTTAATAAAGCTGACTTAGGTTATTTTTATCGTATGAGATATCCTCGTGGAGATACTGGTTATAAGTGTGATAAAACTAAAATTGTAAAGTTTAATGTTGACTACAGATCAGAAATCGAGTATACTTTCTTTGGACTATTTCCAATTAATTTTTCATCAACATCAGTTCAATATGGTAGTTCTGATGTTTTGAGAGCAAATATAACGTTCAGTTATGAAAGGTATATTGCAGGTAAAGAAACAAGTTTATCATTTAATAGTGGTAAGAGTGAAAACCTTCGTAGTGCCCTTGCATCAGGTAGAACTGTGGGTGGAAGAGGTTCAATTTTAGAATTTACTTAAAACAAAAATCAATCTTTAATTCCAAAAATCGGGCAAAAAAAACTCCGTAAAATTTTTGCTCTGTAGGGTTTTTAAAAAGTGCTATAAATAAAAATAATGAAGTGCTATAAACATTATGCCATTACCAAAAATTGCAACACCAACATATGAGTTGGTTCTACCTTCTTCTGATCGAAAAATAAAATATCGACCATTTTTAGTAAAAGAAGAGAAAATTTTAATCATAGCGATGGAGTCTGAAGATCAGAAGCAGATAACGAATGCTATTAAATCAGTTATTAATAATTGTATACTTTCAAGAGGTATCAAGGTAGATAAATTATCTACGTTTGATATTGAGTATCTCTTTTTAAATATAAGAGGAAAGTCTGTTGGTGAAAATGTAGAAGTCGTTGTCACATGTCCAGATGATAATGAAACAGAGGTTTCTGTAATTATTCCTTTGGATGAAATAAAAATAAATATAAATCCTGATCACAATAAAGATATTAAATTGGATGATAATTTAGTAATGAGAATGAGATATCCATCATTATCGGAATTTGTAAAAACAAATTTTGATTCAGATGATGAAATTACCGTAGATCAATCTTTTGATTTAATTATTTCATGTATTGATCAAATATTTAATGAAGAGGAATCTTGGAATGCATCTGATTGCACGAAAAAGGAAATGACTGACTTTTTGGAGCAATTAAGTTCTAAACAATTCAAAGAAGTTGAAAAGTTTTTTGATACCATGCCTAAATTGTCACATACAATTAAGGTGACAAATCCAAAGACTAAAGTTAAAAATGAAGTTCTCTTAGAAGGGTTATCATCTTTTTTCGAGTAGGTATGGCTCATACTAGTTTAGAGTCATACTTTAAAATAACTTTTGCGTTGATGCAGCACCATAAATACTCTTTGACTGAGATTGAAAATATGATTCCATGGGAAAAAGACGTATATGTCACTCTCTTGGAACAGTATATTGAAGAAGAAAATTTAAAGAACAAACAAAATAGTGGCATCTAACATCTCTAAAATTCCGTCAAATATGTTAAGTAATCCAAATTTGGATGCTGCGGATACTGGTGTTGATCCATCTACAGGTAAATTGTTATCTAAGAAAGAGAGAGTTGGTGTTTTTAAGAAAAGGAAAATAAATGCAGGTAAAGTATTTGGTAAAACAAGTCCGAATCTATCAAAAGGAGGTAATGTTTCAGGTAGAAGAGGAAGACCAAAAAACTTATCATCACTTGCAGAAGTTCAGGCAGATATTAATCTTAAAGAATTTCAAAAGTCTCAAGCAAAATTAAAGAAGGAGAAAGAAAAAAACAAGTTAGTATCCACCTTATTTAAACAGGTGCAAAATAATTCAAGTGAAATCACTACTTTAAAGAATATAGTTAAATCAAATATTGAAAAAGTATCTAATTTCTTAATAGGTGACGCAGAAAAAAAGAAGAAGGATCAAAGAGACGATTTAAGACAACAACAATTACAAGATGATACTGATAAGAAAAAGAAAAAGGAAGGACTTTTAGAAGGTGTTGGTAAATCAGTAGGTAAAACTCTACTTAAACCTGTTCAAAAAGTAGCAAAAGCAGCAAAAAATATATTCAAGCAATTGGGTAATGCACTTTTAGCAATTTTTGCTGGATTTGTAGCAAATAAGGCAATTAGAATGATTCAGGCAAAAATGTCTGGTGATACTGAAACTTTTAAACAGATGAGAAATGAAATGTTTAAAGGACTTGGTATTCTTGGTGGCATATTTCTTATTATGAGTCGTGGTTTTATGATAATTCCAGATTTGATATTTGGATCTATTCGTGCTGTGAGAAAATTGTTTGGTGCTGTCAAAACATTAAAATCAATTTTTAAAAAAGGATTAGGTGGTGCAGCAAAGAGAGCAACTATAGCTGTTGGTGGTAAAAAAGGTGCTAAAATCCTCACGAAAAAGATTGGTAAAGAAGGTGCTGAGAAAATTGCCAAAGAAGGTGCTGAAAAAGTAGGTAAACAAATTGCAAAAACAGGAATAAAAAAAGCTGCTAAAAAAGGTTTAGGAAAGGCAGTCGCTAAAAAAATACCTCTTTTAGGACTTGGACTTGGTGCCGTGTTTGCAGCACAAAGAGCAATGTCAGGAGATTTTGCAGGTGCTGCCATGGAGTTAGCTTCTGGTGCAGCATCAACTGTTCCTGGTCTTGGAACTGCTGCTTCGATTGCGATTGATGCAGCCTTAATTGCAAAAGATGTTGGAGCCTTTGACAAAAAAGATAAAAATATAACACCTCCTCCTGCAAAAACTGATATATCAACATTAGAGGATCAAAAACCAAATATAATTGATATGACTACAAAGGGAAATGGATCAAATCAACAAGTGCAAGGTAAATCAGGTGCTGCTACAGGACTACCAAATGTATCCTCTTCAAATTCTGACAATACACATGTAGTTTATTCTCAAACACAGTATAATTTGATAGGAGTATAACATGGCAGCAGGAACAATCGCATCAGTGTTAAAATTAGGACTTAAGATTTCCAAAAAATCTTCTGGAACAATGAAAGGTGTTGCTAAAAGTAATAAAAAATTTGATAAATCTGTAAAAAAAGGGTTGAGAATAAAACAAAGACTTAGAATTGCAGAGATGAAGTATATGAAGAGAAGAAGAGAGAAGAAGAAAAGAGAGGAAGAGGAAGCACAATTAGAACAACAGAAATCTCAAAGAAAAACACCAACTAACAGAATCAAAGCAGCTGGAAAAACTTTATTAGAAAGACTTATATCCTTAGTTCAAATAGTTGTGGTTGGTTTTATAGTAAATAAATTACCACAAATAATTGAAACAATTAAAAAAGTAATTAAAACAATTCGTAGTATTGTTGATAAGTTTAAAGCATTTTTTGATGGTGTGGTTGGGTTTTTTAAATCAATCGGAAAAGTTGTTGGAAAAGTATTTAATTTTATTAAATCAATAGATCTTGGAGGTCTGAAAGATAGAATGAATGAATCACTTCAAGGTTTGGTAGGTGCTCTTGGTGATTTGACAGGAGGATTTTTAGATGGTGTAAAATCTGTTCTTGGTATAGGAAAAAAAGAGGAACAAGAATTTGCTGATGAAGAAACTGATAATACTGAAGACGATAAATTAAAAACAAGTGTAGGAGATGCTCAAAAAACATTATCAGCACAAACCAATAGTTTCAATGATAGTTTAAAAACAATTGAAAAAGAAGGAACGGGTGCAGGTATAATTGGGGCAGAAAATTCAAATTCATTAGATAAAGTTGATGGCGGTAGTATAGGAGATAGTGGTGATATTAAGAAAAAGGATCAAAGTGATGGTAATATGAAACCTGATCTATCACCTACAAAATCTGTCAATGATGTAAATAAACCTGAATCGGGAGGAACATCAGATCCTACAATAAATAAGACTGCACCACAGGTTGGTGATAAGTTAAATATTAGTAAACCTAAAAAGAAAGTAAATACCTCTACAATAACACCAGATAGAAAACCTAAAAATACAGTTATGGTTGTTGGTGGTGGTAACAATACTCAAATGTCACCTGGAGGACAAACATCTTCACAAGATGTTTTAATCATCAAGGGGAAAAATAATTCTCTCCGAGATCAATTCACAGCAGCTATGTATTAAAATATGTCAGCATCAGAAGCATCCACTTTCGAAGAATTATTCCTTGAATCAAATGATCAGCTGAGAACAGCTGATTTAAAATCAGGTGTAGTTTCGATTGATTATTATGAGGATATTTTATCACCAACTGTCACTGCAAAAGTGAGAGTAATAAACACTGGTGATAGTATTGCACAAAAAGATCCTAATGATCCAAAGAAAACTGATGGTCCTCGACAGTCAATTTATAATGGATTACCATTAAGAGGTGGTGAAAGATTGGTTATGAAAATTTTAGATCAGGGAAAAACTGGGAAGGGAGAAGAGAAAAAAGGACTTGATTTTTCAACTGACCCCAAAAAATATTTGTTTGTATCGAGTATTACTCAGATTCTTCAAGAAACACAAAGAGAAAGTTTTTTACTTAATTTAGTCTCAAGAGAGGCAATTACGAATGAAACTACCAGAGTCATGAAAAGGTATAAAGGAACTATAAGTGATACAGTAGAAAAAATACTTAAAAATGTTTTAAAGGTAGATAAATCTAGATTTAAGATAGAGAGAACATTATTTCCTTACGAATTTATAGGAAATTTAAGAAAACCATTTGCCACTCTTATTTCATTAGCATCTAAGTCAATTCCGAATAAATCAAAAGATGCAACAGCTGGATTTGTATTTTTTCAAACACAGGATGGATTTCAATTTACTTCGATAGATAGTTTAATAGATGGAAGATCAAAAGCTACTTATAAATATACCGAAGTAAATCAAAGTTCGACAACTAAAAGTAATGATTTTAATATCTTACAGTATAATACTGATAAAAATCAAAATTTGATTGAAAATTTAAGAATGGGAACATATTCTTTTGTTAGGTTAGCCTTTAATCCTTTAACACTTGGTTTTACGCAAGATGTTTTTAAATATGGGACAAAAAATACAGGTAAGAGTAAAAAGATTTCTAATTTAGGTAGAGATTTAGAATTACCAAAAATATCCGATGAGTCTGATAGAACATTAGATGATCTTCCTACAAGAGCCGTATCTCAAATCTTAGATGTTGGAGCATCAACAAAAGAGAGTAAAAATGATAATTACAATCCAAGTAAGTTTCAAGGACAAAATATTGTGAGATATAATCTTCTAATGACACAGAGTGTGAGTATGATGGTTCCTTGTAATACAGATTTAAGAGCTGGTGATGTTATTACTTGTGAGTTTCCAAAAATATCAAGAGGAGATAAAAACGAAATAGATACTGAAACAAGTGGTAAATATTTAATTAAAGAGTTATGTCATCACTTTGAGGCAAAAAGATCATTTACCTCTATGACATTAGTTAGAGATACATTTGGATTATATGGAGGTGGTTAAATGATAGATGAAGCATTACTAAAAACGAATTTTGTAGGAAAAGATGGTTTCCGTTGGTGGGTAGGTCAAATCGCACCTGCGAATGTTCAGGGTGAGCAACTTGCACCGACAAAAAATAAGGAAGTTGAAAATTGGGGTAATCGTTTAAAAGTTCGCATCATGGGATACCATCCTTTCTCAAAAGCAGACCTACCAGATGAAGATTTGCCTTGGGCAAATATAATGATTCCTTCTACGTCAGGAACTGGTGCATCAAATTTCTCAAAATCTGTTATGTTAAGACCAGGTGATGTAGTAATTGGATTTTTTCTTGATGGTGAAACAGCACAACAACCCATAATAATGGGTGCTTTCTCAAGAACAAGTGAAGTTCTACAAGATTTACCCTCTGATTCTATTGGATTTGTGCCATTCACTGGATATACAGATAAGATTGCTCCACCAAGTGGAACACTAAAACCAAACGAATCAGGTGAAAATACATCTGAGGCACAAGAATCTCCTGTTACAAGAAAAGTGGCACCTGGTGAGGATAAAATATCTGCTTCGTCTACTTTTGGAGTATCGGAAGTTGCTGCCGACGCTTGTGCAGATAATTTTGTTGGAAAGGTATCTGCAAGTTTAGATAATTTATTATCAGGTGTAGGAGAAGGAACGGATTTCTTGTCTGATGTTGCGAGTGTTACGAAAGAAATACAAAATTTATCAACTGGTGCAGTTTCAACCATGACAGAATCTCTGTATACGGAGTTAATTCCAACATTTCAGGGTGGGTTGCTATCTTTATATGATGAAGTTCTAGAACTAGAAGGACCATTGGCAGCAGTTGAAGCACAAAAAGCTCAAGTTCCAAAGTTAGCATTACTTCAAGGTAATCTTGATTGTTTGTCAGGTAAAATTGTGGATGGACTAGGAAAAACAATCCGAGGAATGATCGAATCTGCGATCTTTGAAGTAGTTGATACTGGAACTTGTATCACAGAACAACTTGTTGGATCCTTATTAAATGGTATTACAAACGATATTGCTTCAGCGTTAGATGAACCTCTTGAAGGATTGAAAGATATTATTCCAAAAAGTTTTAAAGTTCAAGATCTTCTTCGAAGTTCCTCAAGCATGTTTCAATCTCTTGGTGAAGTTTTAGATTGTAATCAATCTGGTGGTCAGTGTGTTGGGCAAATTAAAAAATTTAGTATTGGATACGGACCTTCTCGATCATTTGATTTAAAGGATACTTATGATAATGTTCTTAAAAATATGAACATTGCAGATACACTCGGTGCCGACAGTGGTCCTATTACAAAACCAGATTGTGCATCCAAAACATTTTGCGGACCTCCTGTCGTGAGTTTCTTTGGAGGTGATGGTATTGGTGGATTTGGTAGAGCTATATTAGGCGGTGTTGTAGATAACACGGAAGGTTTGTCAGATGTGACTGCAGATTTAAGTCGAACTGCGAGTATCATTGGTGTTGAAATCACAGATCCTGGTTCTGCATATTTTTCATCTCCACCCGTTGTCAGTTTTGAGGATCCATGTAGGAAGGGGTATGGTGCGATTGGTAGAGCTATAGTTGATCTTGATCCAAATTCAACAACTTATGGTCAGATCACTGGTGTTGATATCATTTCTGATGGTGAAAATTATCCAAGTGCAGATACAGATGATGTTATAAATTCAGAAGAAATTCCTGTTGGTGTTATTGGCACTAAAGTAACAGATGGTGGACAAGGATATGTTGATGCTTTTGCAGATGGGTATAATTTAACTATTGATAATGGAAAAATAATATCTGCAACACCGATAAATAATATTAGTATTACCGAGATACCTACCATTGTTGTATCTTCATCTACTGGTGTAGGTGCATTGATTAAACCAATTATTGGTAGACTACCACTTACTCCACAAGGAGAGGTAATTCAGGTGATAGATTGTGTAGGACCTGAGACAAACAATTTAGTTGGATATGTAAACGGTCAACCATATTATGGACCTTATCATATACACCCTACAAAAGGTGTCAAAATGGTAGGTATTGCACATACATCTACACCACATGATATCATATATGATACACCAGAGCAAAGTTTTGCTCCATCCATAGTTAGTGTTGCTTCAACTGTAACTCAGGAACCAACCTCAGATCAACCAACTATAACACCTACATCAACAATGACAAATAACACACCACCACCAACAACACCACCACCAAGTGCTCCACCTTCAGGTGGTGGTGGATATGGAGGAGGATACTAATGGCGGAAAAACCGAATCAAAATTGGGAACAAAGAGTAGTCGATAGTAGAGGACCTAAGTTTCGACTTGATGTTAATAATCCTCAGATGGGTGCTGATGGTGCAAATGTGTATTTGATGTATGCTGTCACAGATAATAAAGAAAAACAATTTTCAGCACTAAGTGAATCTGGAACATATCGACTTCATAATGAAAGAACAATTGAAGTTGTTTCAGGATCAAAAAATAGTCCAAGTGATGTTGGTGTAAAGATTAGTTCAGTAAAAGGAGATATTACAATTACCGTAGTAAAAAATGGAAGTGTAAGAATATCAGGTAATAGTGTAACTATTCAAGCAGATCAGGATATTGATTTAAAAGCTGGAAGAAACATCACATTAACTGCAGGATCAAGAGTATTACTCCGAGGACTCAAAGCTCAAGCAAATGCTCTTTTAGGAAACTTGGTGCATAATGGAGGAACATGGTTGGAAAAAATAATTAAACCAACTATGATAGGAAGTGATTATCTTAGTAATCCACCTAAAGATGATAAATTTTTATCGAAACCAGTGGTGGAGGATTAAAATATGTCAGGAGTAACACCAAATATCAATGTTACTGGTAATGAGGCACAATTTAATGAAAAGGTAACTTTTCTTAAAGACATTGAAATTAAAGGAACTTTATTAATTCCCGATCAAGAATTAATTTTATCAAAATTAACAGTTCCATTAATTTCTGGTGCTCCAGAACTGACGATATCTGGTGAGACTACATTTTTAGACAAGGTTAATTTTCAGGACTCACTATCATTTCCACTTTTAGAAATTAGAGATCGATTAGATGTTGGAGTTGGTGGAACAGTTCTTACAGCAAATTCATTTTTAAATCCTGGTAAAGTTGGAATTGGAACCACACTACCAACAGAGTTATTAGACGTATTTGGAAAGGCAAAAATATTAGATTTAGAACTACGTAATCTTTTAGTAACAGGAATATCGACATTTAAAGATGATGTTGAATTCCATGGTGATAGTGGAGTAACATCGATTAGATTTGATTCCTCTGTTAATAATTTAGAGTTTTTAAATGGATCCAAGGCAACATTTGGATTAAATGATGCAGGTGATTCTTTTGATCTAGCAATATATCATGATGGGGATCATAGTATTATTCAAGATTCTGGAACTGGAAATTTAATAATGATGAGTTCATTATTAAGTATTAACAATCCCAATAATACTGAAAATATAGCTAGGTTTATTGAAGATGGAGCCGTTGAATTATACCATGATAATATTAAAAAATTTGAGACCACTGGAATTGGCGTATCCATTTTGGGTGATGTAATTGTTCCTGATGTTGGTATTCGAACATCAAGAGTTGGGTTGGGAACATTAACACCTGCTGATCAAACATCCATAATAAATTTAAACGAAAGTGATAACGGACCTCTTAGATTAGATATAAATGGAGGTGCTCTAGCAGTAAGAAATATTTACGATAGATTTGGATCCGCAGGAATTAATAATTATTATTTAAGAAGAGATGAACTTGGTATTCGATGGGCTGCTGTTCCACCTGGCGCAGGATTACAAGGAATATTGCTTCAAAATGAGGGAGAGGATGTTCCCGTCGGTCTTGCACAAACTTTTACAACTCTTAATTTTGTTCAGGCAAATAGTCTTGGTTTAGGAACGGATACGTTAGTTGCCACTGCTCAAAATCCTACTAATCCTACAGGTTTAGCAACAATATTTACGAATGATTTGTGGGGATATGATGGCACTGGTGCTAATGCCTCCATTTATAGAATGACAAATGTTGGAATTGGAACAACTCAACCAAATGAAGATTTTCAAGTTGGAATCAATACTCAATCAGCAGTCATAACAGGTTTCGGTTCTGTCGGTATTGGAACTGAAAAACCAACTCATGACCTAGAAGTGGTTGATGGAACTTTACTGAATAATCTAAGAGTAACTGGTCTATCCACTTTTGTTGGTATCACAACACAGGAAAGCACATTATTTACTAATCAATTAAGTTCGAGTGGAATATCAACTTTTTATAATCCAACAGATTCATCTCAAGGAGAACCTACACAGGGAGCAGTCCAAATTAAAGGTGGATTAGGTGTTGTAAAGAATTTAAATGTTGGAGCAAAATTAGAAGTTGATGACGATACTCAACTCAATCAGAAATTAAATGTTGAAAATGAAGCGACTTTCCAACATAATGTAATTATTAATGCTGACAATAGAGAATTTTTAATTCAAAATAATGCTTCAACTACTAAATTTTCAGTTGATACTGATAATGGTAATACAGATATTAAAGGAACTTTAAATGTTGATGGTGATACAACTCTTAATCAGACTTTAGATGTTGATGGTGCTACAACACTTAATAACACACTTGATGTAGATGGTGCTACAACACTTAATAACACACTTGATGTTGATGGTAAAACAACATTTAATAACGTTACAGATGCAACTAGTCCTACTTCATCTAGTTCTGTTCAAATTGATGGTGGTGTTGGTATTGTAAAATCATTATTTGTTGGACTTAATTTTGATGTAGATGGAGATTCAACATTAGATAAACTGACTGTTGATGAACTCGCAACATTCAATGCTAATATTGATGCGAATGCGATGCTGGATGTTCAAGGAATTTCAACATTTACGGGTATCACGACTCAAAAGAGCACGTTATTTGCAAATCAATTAAGTGTTGTTGGATTCTCCACATTCATTGGTATCACGACTCAACAAAGCACACTGTTTACAAATCAATCAAGTGCAGTTGGAGTTGCAACATTTAAGAATACAATTGATGTAGATGCTGATATAAAAGATCAGAATGATGACACTGGAACATCAGTTGCTGCATCTTTATCTGCAGACATCACGAATGCGACTTATAACTCAACAACTGGTGTGATGGTTTTGACCATTGCCAATCATGGTTTTGTAAATGGTGATTCGATTAAGATTCCAGATGGAACAATATCATTCAGTTGCACTTACAAGGGATCAACAATTAGTCAATTGTATCCAAGATCAAAAGATCCTAATAGTGGTAAGTGGTTAGTTATATCAAATAAAACCACAAATACTTTTGAAGTAAACGTTGGTGATGGTGGACTCTCCGCTGGAGTAGCACATTCATTTGTATCTGCTACTGGTGGTGTAATACATTCTTCAGGACAATATATCAAAGAAGACTATCGTTTAGCATCAGTTGGAACAGGTGTTTCATGGAGACCATCTGGTGTTCAAACAAAAAGAACCATATGGGTATCTAAGAGTGGATCCGATAGTAATAGTGGATTACTTGAAGGTGATTCAAAAGCAACAATTGGTGGTGCAGCTGCTGTTGCAGTTGAAACTGATACTATCAAAGTAAGACCAGGAGTTTATGAAGAAAATAATCCAATCGGTTTAAGAACAGATGTTTCGGTGACAGGTGAGGATCTTCGATTATGTATCATCAAACCAAAAAATAAAGATAAAGATGTCTTCCATGTCAGAAGAGGATGTTTAATTGAGAACTTAAACTTTGGTGGATCAAATGTTGGAGTTGGTTATGATGGATCTGCGTGTGTGGCATTCCCAACTCCTGCTGGATCTGAGAGTGCGGTAAGTGGATACACTGCTCCTGGTCCTGCAAATGAAGGTCCAAGTGGAAGATGGAGATCACCTTATGTAAGAAACTGCACTAACTTTATGACCAGTAGTATTGGAATGAAAATTGATGGTAACAATGCAGATGGTGCTTTTACAGGAATCAATTCAGTTGGTGCTGATTTAAAATCTATGGTATGTGATTCATTTACTCAATACAACGAAAATGGTATTGGTGTTTCACTGACTAATAATGGATATGCTCAGTTAGTTTCTATATTCACAATTAATACAGATATTGCAATTTACGCATCAACAGGAGCACAATGTGATTTAACAAACTCTAACTCATCATTTGGTAATTTTGGTTTAGTTGCAGTTGGATTGGGATTAACACAGTATACAGGTATTGTAAGTAATACAAATACTGCAGGAGAACTTATTGGAAATACAAACCCTGAACAACAAGACACTGTAGTTGCTGTTGGCGTAACTGATGCAGATAATAACGTGAGAAGAGCTTTTGATGGACAAGCATTGTATTTTAAAATTAATACAAATAATTATCCAGATGTGAATGCGACTGGTAACTCAAATATTGATGCAGATGGTAGGATTACTGCACCTTTAGAGAGGTTATCATCTGTTAAATTAAGAAATGTAGATTTAAGTGGATTTAGTCCGATAGACCCACCAAGTGTATTAATTATAGATGCTGATGATAATACATTAGAACCTAAAGGACCTCAGGGAATTGTTGCGGAGGCTACTGGAACTGTAAGTCCTGCAGGTGTGTTGACTGAAATAAATGTGGTTGCACAGGGAAGAAATTATCTTGCAGGTCAAAATTTAGTTGTTGATATTGAAGGAGATAGAACACTTGCAGATGCAATCATGGAACCAATATATTTTACTGTAGATACTGCTACTAATCCAACACCATCACCAGCTGGTATTTCAACAATTACATTTAATGAATTTATTCCTTACGAATTATTTCCTGATGATCCTTTTGCCTTACAAAGAATCAGTAGAATACTAACAAGTTCACATTCTTTTGAATATGTTGGCACAGGAACAGATATAAATATAGCGACACCTCTACAAGGCGCAATTCCGATAAAAGCTAACGAAGTTGTAGCTAAAGATGGGGCACAAATTCCGTTTACGTCAACAGATCAAAAAGGTAATTTTGATATTGGTGAAGGTTTACAAATTAATCAAACAACTTCAACAATTTCTGGAAGAGATTTTAGTAGATCAATTCAGGCAGAAGTTACACCATTAATACTAGCATTGAGATAATATGGCAGTCGCACCACTAAATAAATTTTTGACAATTGCTGTTCCCGTTGCACCAGGTGAACAGACAATATATAAAGCTCCAGTGGGAACATCTGCGATTGTATTATATGCACAGGTGGCAAACGTTGGTGTGAATACCTATCCAACTGTAACTTTTACACATCGTAGAACAAGTGTTGCAACAAGAACTGCAGGAAATATTCGAAATAACAGAATTATTAAAGATGGAGAAATTCCTCCAAATGATTCTCTTATTTTGGTTGATGGTAGATTAGTATTAGAGAGAACTGCACTGGCATCTGATTCAATAATAATAACTGGGGGACAAACTGGTATCACCACAATTAATGATGTAAAGTATGATAATGTCACAGGTGTAACAACAGTAACAACTCAGGATCCACATAATTTCAGTGTTAATGATGAAATTACGATGGCAGGGATTGCTTTTACTTGTCCATCAACAGCAGGAATTACAAGTTCGATATTCCCTGCACCACAAGTTGCGTTTACAGTTAATAAAGTTGGTGCTGGTAATACCAATTTTGAAACAAATACAGGTATTGTAAAAACTCTTCCACACACTTTTACACCATCACTTCATAACTTTATTCGTGCAGATAAAGATGCAATCAGTGTTACAAGTGGAACTCAAAATGGAAATAAAATACAAGTTATAAAAGGAACAACGTATGATTCTGTGACAGGAATTCTTTCAGTTACATCGGCTGCACCTCATAATCTTACAAGTGGTAATACAATTCAATTTACCAATGAGTCTTTAGTTTTCAAATGTTCGCAAGACAATTTTTTTCAAGAGAAAAAATATCCTCGAAGCACTGATCCAGCTAGAAATGGTGTCAATGTAGCAATTTCAACTTTTGTTGGAATTGCAAATACCTTTACTGTTAACGTAGGAGTGACAACCACAGGTGGATTAGTCGGACCACTTCAAATGGAATTTATTTGTAGTATTCTAGAGAACAGTACGTCATAATGCCAAAGTATTTAAGTGGTAGAGTTAAAAGAACTCCACAAGGTTCATTAACGACAGATAGATATCAGTATCTTGGATTAGATCAAGCAGAACCTAACTTAGGAGATCCACCAGAATTAGATGCGATTCCTTCAGGAACGAAATATCAAATAGTATCACTTATAGATCGACCAGGTGAGAGATTCTGGCAAGAGATTGGTGGTGGACTCATACCAGGAACTATTACAGTAAGGGATGAGGGTCTTGTTGTTCCAAGAACAGATGCCGAACCAAATTTGGGAATAAGCAGTATCACGGACGTGAACTTTGTAGGAGCTGCTGTTAATGTTGTTGGTTTCATAAAACCTGATGGAGATGCTGGCACCGCAGTCACAGTTACCATATCTCCACCTGGTGATAATCATGGAGTATTATTTAATAATGATGGTGAGTTTGATACTTCACCATTTTTTACTTTTGATAATTCTGTTGGTATTGGATCTGTCGGTATTGGAACTACATCACCAACTCAAAATTTACATGTAGTTGGAAACTTTAGATTAGAAGGAATATTTTTTGATGAGGAAAATGGATCAGGTAGCACTGGTGATCTACTTATAAAGACAGCAAACGGTGGTCTTAAATATGCATCTGGAAATTCAATACAAGCTGGTGCTGGTGGAACTATAACACAAGTTCAGTTTCATGATTCAACTGGACTGGTTGGTGGTGCGGATAATTTTGTATTTGATTTTACTAATAATCGTATTGGTATTGGATCAACACAACCTGATAGATTATTAGATGTTCTTGGCAACTCAAGATTTACAGGAATCACAACTTTTACTGATGACGTAACCTTCGTCACTAATAATACAAATAATATTCTTTTTGATAAATCAGATAACAGTTTAATATTTGGTGATAATGTTAAAGCAAAGTTTGGTAGTGATGGAGATGCATCAATATACCACAACGATACGGATTTTTATATTGAGAATACAAAAGGAAATAGTTATATACAAAATACTGGAGACGTTTATATAAGAACAAACAATACTGAAACTTCTCTTAAAGCGATACAAAATGGGGGCGTTGAGCTCTACTATGATACGAGTAAGAAATTTGAAACGACTTCAACAGGTATTGATATAACAGGAACATTATCCGTATCTTCCACCTCTACATTGACTGGACAGGTTGGATTTGGAACTCATGCTACTTTTCCTGATGATGCTATAATTAAACTTGGAGATAGTGATGAATTAGAATTATCTCATCAAAAAGGTGGTGAAACTGTAATAAGAGAAAATGGACTTGGAAATTTAAACATATTAGGATCAGATATAATATTTAAAAACAGTTCTTTAGGTGCGAGTAAAAAATATGCAGAATTTAAGAATGGTGACTCTATAAATTTATTTTTTAATAATGCAGAAAAATTTCAAACGACTGGTTTAGGGGTATCAGTAACAGGTATCACAAGCACTACAGATTTAGAAGTTAGACAATATGTGGTATCAGACTTAGTTCCTGATCTTGATGCTATTCATAATCTTGGATCTGAAACCAAAAGATGGAATAACGTGTATGCGTCTAATTTTGTTGTTATTCAAGATATTATTGTTACTGGTGATTTGAATGTATTGGGTATTACCACAACTAAAAATTTAAATGTAACTGGCATTGCAACAATTAAAGATTTAGATGTTTACAATTTATATGTAACAGGTATCTCTACCTTTGTTGGTATCACGACTCAGCAGAGCACCTTATTTACAAATCAAATTAGTAATGTTGGAGTCTCAACATTTCTGAATACTGTAAACGTTAAGACTGCTGGTGGAAGTGTTATACAGGATGCAAGTGGAACTCTTGATCTGAGAGCAAATATAGTTAGTTTAAAAAATGCTGCTGGCAATGCAACTTTTGCCAAATTTAGTAATGGTGGTTCTGCAGAATTATATCATAATAATACAAAAACTTTTGAAACTGTTGCTCTTGGAGCCACAGTCACTGGAACATTTTTTACCAATCAATTAGATGTTGCTGGATTTTCAACATTCCGTAATACTATTTTAGTTGAAGAACAAAAAAGACTTCGATTTGGTGACGCTAATAGAAGAATTTTTGCAGATGGTACAGACTTAAATGTGAATGCATCAGGATCATCTAATCTTAACTTAAAAGCTTGTGCTGATGGTGTATCCACTGGAAAGTTAAACATTGTAAACGTTGGTAGTGGTGTTACTATCAATCCTGCAGGTTCTGTTGACATATATCATTCACCGAATAAGAGATTATCGACTACAGGTATAGGAATTACAGTCTTTGGAAATACCGAAACTCAAACTTTAAATGTAACAGGTGTCTCTACTTTTGTTGGCATCACGACTCAGCAAAGCACACTATTTGCAAATCAATTAAGTGTCTCTGGATTATCTACATTTTTTAATACTGTATTTTTAAATCATTCTGGTGGAACAAGTATTATTCAAGATTCATCTGGAACACTTGATATCAGATCTAATACATTAAATTTAAAAAATGGAACAAACACTGGGGTTTATCTCTCAGCCGTTGCCAATGATAAAGTTGAATTATATTATGCAAACGCAGCAAAATTAGCAACAAATCCATCTGGTATCTCTGTTACAGGTAGTCTTATTACTTCTGTAGGAGTATCAACCATTGGTGGACATGTTTATCCCTCCCAAAATGAACAATATAATCTTGGAAAAGATTCAACTTTACGATGGAATAAAGTTTATGCTGCAGAATATTATGGAGTATTTAAAGGATCAATAGGTCCTAATATTCCAGTTGATCGAGCAGACACTGTTAAAATTACTGATGATACATCAGCAGATGGTATTCATTATATACATTTTGGAGATGATGCGACAACAGATAATTATGATGCTGTAGAAGTTGATAGCACTGGATTAAAATATCAAGATAAAGTTTTAGTTGCTAACAAAATAAGTTCTGGTATTTCTACTCTTGGTATTGCAACTGCAACTGATTTATTTGTCAGTGGAATATCAACATTTGTCGGTATAACAACTCAAAAGAGCACCTTATTTTCAAAACAGATTAGCAACGCTGGTGTTTCCACATTCTTTAACACTATAAATGTTAAGACTGCTGGTGGTAGTGTTATTCAAGATGCGAGTGGAACATTATCCATAAGATCAAATGTAATTAACTTAAAGAATGGTAATGCAAGTGAAAGTCTCGCAAACTTCAATCAAAATGGATCTGTCGAATTATTTCATGACGATTCCAGAAAATTTCAAACTCTTGGATTTGGTGTAACTATATTTGATGACTTGCATGTAAAAAATATTAAAGCATCTGGAATAGTCACCGCAACTGACTTTGATTCATTATCAGACCGTGTTTTAAAAACAAATATTCAGGTAATTGATAATCCGATTGAGAAGATCATGAAGATTGATGGTGTATCATTTAATTGGAAGGCAACAAATAAACCATCACTTGGTGTAATCGCTGATAATGTTCAGGATATTATACCTGATATTGTGAGTGATAGTGATCCAAAATCCGTAAATTATAATGGTTTAGTTGGATTACTTATTGAGGTCGTAAAAAATCAACAAAATCAAATTAATGAATTAAGAGGTCTTCTTGATAAATAAAAGAAATTACCCAGTGGAAACACGAAGACGGTAGATGGCAATTAAATTATCTGGCAATACTATCATTGATGATAGTAGAGTCATAGTAAATGCAGATAAGATAGGAATTGGTCAAACCACCCCAAGGTATGACCTAGAAATTCATAGCAACCAGTATGGAACAGATATCCCCATTGGTATTGCGGTTAGTGCCACAAGTATACAAGGTGATGATGTAAATAAAGCAATATCTATTTTTAACAATAGTGAATCATCAACATTCACAGTCAGTTATAGGGGAAGAGTAGACGCATTAGAGTATCATGGAGTATTCAAAGGTAGTATTGATTCTGGTGTCACTCTTGAAAATGCTGAAAAAATTAAGATTCAAACAGATTCGAGTAATGTATCACAATACCTAACATTTGTAGATTCTACGAGTGGTTATGAAGATGTAAAAGTTCATACGGGAATTAGATATAATCCAGATTTCTATGGTAATGGTGGATCTTCAAGACTGAGTATTGATGGTGATGTTGGAATCGCAGGAACTCTTACATATGAAGATGTAACTAATGTAGATTCAATCGGACTAGTTACAGCAAGAACAGGAGTAAGAATAACAACTGGTGGATTGATCGTAAACGCTGGTATATCTTCTTTTGGTGCTCACATTTACCCACTTGCTCATGAGGACTACAATATAGGTGAGAGTGATAGTAATCGGTTTAATGCTGTTTATGCCAAGGAGTTTCGAGGTGGAACTTTTTATGGAACTATAGACGGAGGTGTAAGTCTTGTAGCAGATACTGTAAAGACGATAGCAAGAAACACATCTGCCGAACATTATTTGACATTTGTTGATAGTAATAATGTAAGTGCGACTGCTGAATCAATGTATACTGATGGTAGTATAACTTATAATCCAAACACTGACCAATTAACAGTTTCAAAAATTAAACCAGCAGGAATTATAAATGCCAGTGGTGGTTCTGGCACAGCAAACTATGTAATTAAGGCAGATGGTTCAGGAGGATGGGACTGGGGTCTGGTTGAACCAGGAAATATTGGAACTCTTAATTTTACAGACTTAGATGATACACCAGCAAATTATACTAGTGCAGGTGGTAAACTTGTTAGAGTTAATAGTGGAGCAAATGGATTAGAATTTATGACTGCATCAGATGCAGGTAAAACATATACATTAGAAGCTGTTGATTCTACTGACGATGTAAAGTTAAGATTAAGTGATGGAACTACAAATGATGATGTTCTTATAACAGCAGGAACTGGTATTACTCTTGACCCTGTTGCTGCAGGTGGATTTACCATTGCTGCTACTGGCTCTGCTGGATTAGGTGTGGCAGCATCCGCTGATGATATCTTAAGTGTTACCAATGGTCAAATTGCAGGTGATGATGCTGGTTCTGATAAAATTGTATTCTGGGATGATAGTGAAAGTAAATTAACTTACTTAACTGCAGGGACTGGTTTAACAATAAATGGAACGACTATAACTGCTAACAGTGATGCAGGTAAAACATATACATTAGAAGCTGTTGATTCTACTGACGATGTAAAGTTAAGATTAAGTGATGGAACTACAAATGATGATGTTCTTATAACAGCAGGAACTGGTATTACTCTTGACCCTGTTGCTGCAGGTGGTTTTACAATTAATGCTACTGGTGGTGGATCACTCTCAGATATTGATGTTAAACAATTTTCAAATCACACAACCACACCAAAGACAGAACGCACATGTCCCAATCCGATAGAGGTAAACGTTTCTGGTATCGGTGCAACAATTGGAATTGGATCAACAAGTAATGCATATGGTAGACGTTATATACAAGATACAGCACCATCTACAGGTGTTTGTGAGGGTGACATTTGGTTTGATATTTCTACTACTAATTTGGGTTCATCTAAAGTTGCAGTGCTTAGAGATGAAAAAGCTGGAGGTGAATATGGAGGTAGACCAGGAGCAGGAGAATATGCTAATTATCGTGCTGCTTACATGCATGATGGTGTTAATGAATTTGTTGCAGACTCATGGTTTCCAAGAAACATAAACACAAAGTATGATTCACATAATTTTGTTTCTGTTGTTGGTGTAGGATCAACAGGCACTTTTGGACTAGAATCAGGATCTTATAAGATAAATTGGAGAGTTCCAGCTCATCATGTTGATAGATTTCAGAGTAGATTGGCATATAATACAAATCCTAATTTTACTGGAGTTACAACTTACTTTTATGGATCAAGTCAATATTCTGGTAGTGACCCCAATTTGCCAAGTGGTGGTAATTATTCTAACTCTGAGGATGAGTCGGAAGGAGAATTTGTAATTACAATAGCTACAACCACATATTTCAAAATTGAACAGTGGATTTATACTGAGATATACTACGGTGGTGGAACAGACTTTAGAGATTCAGCACTTGGTGTTGCGATAAATCGTGATTCTAACACAAACGTTAGGCTTAATCCACTTGCAAGTCCGACTGAGGTTTATACTCAGATAAAAATTGAGGATTTAGCAACTGCAGTTAAATCACAAGACACAGGCAAAACCAAAGTTGCGATATTAAAAGATCAGAAAGACGATACACAATATTCTGGAACATTTGATAAAGATGGATGGAGAGATAGAGATTTAACCGTAGAAGAAGATCCATCAGATTTTGTCGATTTTACTGCAGGTGGATCACAGTCTTCAATGAGTGCTGGAAATACACCAGGTTATTGGTCACTACCAGCAGGAACCTACAGAATAGACTGGTCTGCTCCTGCAAATGATGTCAATCGACATAAATCTAGATTAGTTTATAGCACCACACAATCACATATTTCAACTGCTGGACTTAATGCATCAGCATCAATTGTCGAAGGTTCAACTGCAAATAGTTCAGATGTGTCTAGTAACAATCCAATTGAAACAGTGTCAGTTGGATTCAAGATTATAACTCTTACGCAGACCACTTGGTTTAAAATTTTACATTATTGTAATACAACACAACTCAACACTGGATTTGGAAGTAGGTTCTCAGGCAGTAGTGGTTTTGGACCTAACATCCATACTCAAGTAAGAATTGAAGACTTAGCAACTGCGCTTAAAGATGGTGGTGGTATAACAATTAAGGATGAAGGCACTGCACTACCAACTACTGCAACAACTCTTAATTTTGTTGGAAATGGTGTTGTGGCAAGTGGAACAGGAGCAGATAAAACAATTTCAATTTCTGGTGGTGGTGGAATTGCAGGAGAAATTGTTGCATGGTCAGGTTTAATGACAGATTCTGATATACCTAATGGATTCTTCTTATGTGATGGACGGTCATTAAACAAAAATACATACGATGCTTTATTTGCTATTACGGGCTATATTCATGGTGGAAGTGGAGATAATTTTAACATACCAGATTTAAGAGATAAATTTATTGTTGGAGCATATTCTGATGGTAGTGATACGACATATCCACAAGTAAAACCAAGTGCAACTGGTGGTGCTGCTACGCATACATTAACAATTGATGAAATGCCGAGTCATAATCACCCACACACTGATGATAGATATTGGACTGATGATGCCAGTGTTACTAATGATTTTAGTTTTAGTGGATCAGATTATGAAATGTCAAGATTTCAATCAGTAGCATCTCAAGGTGGTGGACAAGCACATAACAACCTCCCACCATATTATGCTCTTGCTTATATAATCAATGCAACTGGTGTGAGTGGAGCATCTTCTACAGGCAAAACTAGGGTTGCGATATTAAGAGATAAGAAAAATAATTCGATAGCAGGTGGAAGATTTGATCAAGATGCTTGGAAAGGAAGAGATTTAACTGAAGAAATTGATCCACAAAATTTTGTTAATTTTACTGCTGGAGGTTCGGTTAGTTCAGAAAGTGATGGAACCACACCTGGCACATGGACTTTAGCAGCAGGAACATATGAGATTGAATGGAGTGCTCCTTGTTATAGAGTAGGTCGAAACAGGTCTCGATTAACTTATTCAACTGCCTCAAATTTCTCATCAGCATCGTATGCATACAGTGCTTCTGGTTATTCGGGTTCTGCTAAAGATGGCACTAGTGGTCAAAATCCTGATACACAAGTTGATCCTTCTGATGGGACTGATTATTATGATAATTACTCCTCTACTGGTAAAACAACATTAGAATTAACTGCTACAACATATTTTAAAATAGAACATTATGGCACAAGACCTCCTTTAGACTCTAGTGTTGATGCTGGTAACCTTGGTTTTGGTGTTGATGCTGGTCGATCTTTCACTCCATATACAGGTGTTGAAGGTGATGAGATTTACACAACAGTTAAAATTACAGATTTAGCAACCGCTGTTAAAGATGGAGCTGGTGATTTAGTTTCAGACAAAATAGAAGAGGGAAACACATCTGCAGAAGTAATTGATACTAACGGTAACGGACACTTCTTAGTAAAAACAGAGGGAACAGAAAGATTACGAATCACAGATAGTGGAACATTAGAAATAAGAAAAAATGAACCACAAATACAACTTATTGACACTGATGATTCCACTGGAAATACAAAGACGCAATTAATACACAATGCTGGTGATTTATTTGTAGATCTTCGTGACGGTGCCAATGATGGAGAATTAATTATTCGTGGAAAGGGTGGAGACACCGCAACTGAAAAACTTCGCATCAAAGGTGCTACAGGCACTACTTTTGCTAATTCTGATAACTTTGTTCTAATGGGTGGTGGTGGAGTTGCAACTTCTGGTGGTCCTGTAACAGGTGTGATTAATATGGGAACTTCCTATTATACTACTTCCGCTGGTAGTGATTTTACTGTAGGTAGTGGAGATTGGAGAGCTGTAAAACTTCATCTATACAAGGCTACCACGGGAGATGATAATGCTACAATAAACAATGTGTATGGTTTAGGTGTCAGTAATGGATGTATGGAGATACAAAGTAATGCAAATTTAGTATTCTTTGTCGGAAAAGATAGTTCAACTCCAAATGGAAGAAGAACAGAAAGACTTCGCATCAACACATCTGGTCATCTTGTGCCAGGTGCTGACGATGCATATGATCTAGGGCAAACAGCTTCAAGTGGTATACCTAATCGAAGATGGAGAAATGTTCATACTGGTGACTTGCACTTAAGTAATGACGGACGAGAGGGAGGAAATGATGTTGACGGAACAACTGGTTCTTGGAAAATACAAGAAGGAGCAGATAACCTGTTCCTAATAAATAAAATCACTGGTAAGAAGTATAAAATAAACATGACAGAGGTGACTTAAAATGGGAATTAAACTTTATCATAATGGTCAATGGGTAGAATTTGGTTCTGGTGGAGGATTCGAAGGAACAACTTATCAATTAAAATGCACAAAAGATTCTGATGGTGGATCTACTGGAACTGATGCTGATCCATATCTATTTTTAGATGCTTCTTCTGGAAATGATGATTCTATTCAGATAACTGGTGGAACCAATTGTAGTGTGAATAGAAATGATGATGGTAAACTCACAATAGATGTTCAAGGTGCAGGTGCAAGTGGTGCAGCGGGAAGTGATAAGCAAGTTCAGTTTAATGATGGTGGTAGCACTCTTGCTGGTGCAAATGGATTAGAATTTGAAAAATATACAAGCACAACAGGTTTTCCGATATTAATACTTAAACCTAGTTCTAGTGAATCTACCACTTACGGTGGAGGACGTATCTCGGCACAAACAAACGATGCTAGTGATAATGATCCTTACAACAGAGCAACTATAACTGCAGATGGTGGATTGGAATTGATGAGACGTAGAGTTGTAGATCCTATTGGTGGTCCGTATATAGATTTTAAGTCTGGGCAGGTGGTGGATTTTGATTCTCGCATCCAAATGGATTATACTCTTGAGAGTGGATCAATTAATACAGATAGTGCTGATTATTCTGCAATCACCTTTCAAACTGGTGGTAAAGGATATTATAGTACGTCCAATCCAACTAATCCAAATGGAAGAGTAATAGAAAGATTACGTATTGGAAAGGCAGGAGAGATTGGAATATTAGCTGGTCCTAAGATAGGGAATGGAGATGTGGCCAATAATAGAACTGATGCACAAAAATATGGAAATGTAGGTGAGGTTTTAACAAGTAATGGTAAAGGTAATTCTGTTTCTTGGACTTCCAAGGGCACTCCCAGTGGTTCTGTTTTTACCACAGGTCTTCAAGTAAATATTCCTGCAACTCAACCACCAGTCACTCTTGATGCTACTGTTAATATTGCGAATTTTAATAGTAATACGGGTTCAAATCAAAGTAAATTATTAATTTACAATGTAAGAAGAGTTGCGGCCACTAGTTGGGAAAACACCGCAATGGTTATACAAAGACAAGTTGATAATACTAATTTTGGTTACATTCGATTTGGTGATGGTTTGGGAAATCAAGCAAACGGTCACACACTTTGTTTTGGAAACAGTGCTGAAAGACTTAAAATCACAGCAGATGGTAATATTGGTATCGGAATTGCTAACCCATCTGGAATGCTTGAAGTTCAAAAGAATGGTGTACCAGCAATCATATCAAATTATAATAATTCAAAACACATTCAGATGGATGCTGGTGGTAGTGGGGCAGGATTTCAATTAACTACTGGACATTATTTTGCAATAAACCATCAACCATATGCAAATAGAGGAACAAATACTAATTTAACAGAAAGACTTCGCATCGACGCAACTGGAAATATATTATGTAGTTCATCAACAGCATATTTTGGATTACCACGAGTTACTACTAGTGGAAAGAGTTCTTTAAGTAATTTGGTTGATGGTTCGGTGATTTATAATACCACCGAAAATAGAATAGAAGTACGTGTGTCGGGTTCGTGGAGACAAGTTACAACGGAGAACATCTAATTTTTATAACTAACTCTGTAGGGTTTGTAAGCGAGACTCTTTAATATTTTAAAGGAACCAATAGGCAATAAAAATTATAACAATTTTTGACCAACTAAATAGAACATAGAATCATAGTAGAATTATTGTGTCATGCCACTGAATAAGTTAGATAATTTCCTCAAAAATGTCGAAGGTCGCATACTTTATGTAAGTCCAAGTGATTTGGACGCATCAGATGCGATGTCGAATCAAGGTAATTCGCAAACAACACCTTTTAAAACGATACAAAGGGCACTGATAGAAGCAGCAAGATTTTCATATGTGCCAGGAAATAATAATGATATAACAGAGAAGACCACGATATTATTGATGCCTGGTGAACACTTAATTGATAACAGACCAGGATATAAAGTAAAAAATAATGGTGGAAATTTACAAGTTTTGACACGAGCTAATGGTGTCGTCACAGAAGATCAAATTAAACTTAATCTAGAATCTAATTTTGATTTAAATCAAGAGGATAATATTCTACGTAAATTTAATAGTATAAATGGTGGAGTCATAGTTCCTCGTGGAACTTCAATCGTAGGATTAGATTTAAGAAAGACAAAGGTAAGACCAAAATATATTCCAAACCCAACAGATAGTGATGTCGCATCTTCTGCTATATTCAGAATTACTGGTGCATGTTATTTCTGGCAATTTTCAATATTTGACGGTAAACTGTCAGAGAAAGTTTATACAGATCCTGATAACTTTGATGCTGTCAACTTTGTAAAACCATCTTTCTCACATCACAAATTAACCTGTTTTGAATATGCTGATGGTGTAAACAAAGATGCTAATACTGATTTAACAGATCTCAATATGTATTACTATAAGTTATCAATAGCTTATGGTCCTGCGACTGGTGATAGAAATATTTCTGAAAAATTCCCATCTAGCACAGAGGGATTTGTTTCAAAGAGACCTGAATTTGAAATTGTTGGTGCTTTTGCTTCAGATCCACTCACAATTTCAGCAATTGAATCGGGGGAATCAGGTGTAGCAAGTCCATTGATTACTGTGACAACCGAAGAAGATCATGGTTTAGACATTGGTACTCCAATTCGTATAAAGGGTGTGAGTGATTCTAATTATAATGTATCAACCACAGTCTCAGGTATTGTACCATCAAATTCAAAAGTTTTTAGATACACACTTGACGCATTTGATAGAACTATAGTGACCAATCCTTCGGTTGATGGTGCACAGGTAATTGTTGAGACTGATACTGTAAATGGTGCTTCACCATATATCTTTAACATATCATTACGTTCAGTGTTTGGTATGAATGGTATGCACGCTGATGGTGCGAAGGCAACTGGTTTCCGTTCGATGGTTGTTGCTCAGTTTACAGGGGTTTCACTACAAAAAGATGATAGGGCATTTGTAAAGTATGATAAAGTAAGTAGAAAATTTAATTCTTTAAGTCAACTCAAAGTAACTGGTGGAGAATTATCAGGTCAGTCTTCAGCAGCAAGTTCTGATGAAGTGTACCACTTAGATTCGAATGCAATTTATCGAAGTGGTTGGGAAACAAGACATGTTAACATATCAAACGATGCAATTTTACAAATTGTATCTGTATTTGCGATTGGATATAACACACATTTTGAAGCAAAGTCTGGTGCTGATGCTTCAATTACTAACTCTAACTCTAACTTTGGGCAACTAGCTCTTGTTTCAGATGGATTTAAAAAAGATGCTTTTGCAAAAGATGATCGTGCATTTATTACACATATCATACCCCCAAAAGCAATAACTACAGAAAACGAAAATATTGATTGGGTTTCGATAGACCAAGAAGAAAATGCTGCTGATACCAGTTCTAAAAGATTATATCTATTTGGTTTTACATCCGAAGATTCAAAACCACCTTCACTAACTCAAGGATTTAGAATTGGTGCAAAAACAGATGATAAGTTATTTGTAATTATTGATGGAATTACTCGTGAAGCAAAAATTTTAATGGATGATGGTACAACTACTCCATCCTCAAGTGGTGTTAAGGAATTAACTTGCACTCAGTCAGGTGGATTGTTTGAAGTAGGAGTAAATCATTCTTTAAATACAGGTGAAAAAATTATTATAATAAGTGACACTGGAGATTTACCTGAAAATATTGAAGAAAAAACAGTTTATTTTGTTGATAAGGTAAACAATACTTCATTTAGAGTAGCATCTACAAAATCAAATGCAGAAAATGGTCAATTTATCAGTGCATATGATGATGGAGCAAATTTAAAAGTTTTTAGTAGAGTTACTGATAAAAATAGTGGTGATGTTGGACATCCAATTCAATTTGATTCGACAAAAAGTAAGTGGTATATAAACGTAGATCCAACTGGGAATACAATATCCTCAAATCTTTCAAATGCTGCTGAAAGAACCGAACCATCATTTGTAATAAGAAATTCTGATATAAGAAATTTAGATGATAGACTTTATAAATTAAGATTTACAATTCCAAAAGAAATTGATAACTCTAAGAATCCTGAAAATGGATTTGTAATTCAGGAATCTTCAAGCACAGGTGTTACTGCATCTACAGATTTTACAAGAACAACAGATCTTACAAGAAAAGATTTTCTACTAGATAGGAACCCAAGATTTATTAGTAGTTGCACCTTTAGTGGAGATACAATACAGGTAACTGCAGAGAAACCACATAACTTGAATGTAGGTGATTTAATAAAAGTTAGAAATATTAAGGACGCTGGTGCTGGTGGTAGTTCAACAGGTGAATTTAATAAAGGTTATAATGGTGAATTTACGGTGGACGCTATAGAAAATAGTCTTACGTTTAAATATAAAACTACAAAAAGTGGTTTGGGTGCTGTTGCCTCAAACAATTTTAATGATAAAACAAGTGCCGATTCTGTAAACTATCCAAGATTTGAAAAAACTGATCTTAAATCTAATATTTACATATTCAGAAATACCATTTTATCTGAATATATTAAGGATACTCAGGATGGCATATATCAATCTTTCTTATTGAATGCAAGTAACTATATTCCTTTAGAATACAATTCGTTAAATTATAGTCAAAATGTTGTTGATTTATATCCACAACTTGATAGGGATAATGTTAATGAAAATCCACAGTCATCAAGGACATTTGCATCAAGACAACCACTTGGAAAAGTTACAACAAGTGATCCTTTAAAAAGTATCACGAGAGAAACAATAGATAAATTGTTGCCTAATATTGGTGTTGGAGCGTCAATATCTTTCTTTACAGATAACACAACAACAGGTATTGTATCTTTCACTAGAGAGCATAATCTTGCTGGTATTGTCACTGCAAATATAGGTGATGGTGGTGGTAGTAATAGTTATGTGAATGGAACACATTTTAATGTTAAAGTTTTTAATAGCACAACACAAAATGATGCATCTTGGAATGGAACTTTAGCAAAAGTTGTAGTTTCTGGTGCTGAAGTTACATCCGTTGAGATAACCAATGCAGGATCTGGATGGCAGGTAGGTAATAAAGGATATTTTGACACAAGTATTATTGCAGGGGGTAACAATAACTTCTTAACTGGTAATATTGCTGGTGCTGGATTAACAGTAGGTAACATAGGTATTTCAAGTGATTTAGTTATTCAAACCACAGGTATTGGTGTTACATCTGATGGTTATTTTAGAATTACATCAGTAAATGATAAGAAGAAAGTTACAATCGCAAAATCTAGTGCGGATACCACAAATGGAATTTTGCCACAAGTAGGACAGTATGGATTCTTAGTAAGTCCAACATCTAAAATATCATCAAAAGCATTCTCTGGTGGTATCCAGACAGTTGTAACAGATTCCCCTCACGGACTTGTCGCAGGTAATAGATTCCAATTAAATAATGCATCTAATTTAAATCAAGGATCATTTATTGTAAAAGAAAAAGTTAGTGTTACATCATTCACATTTGAGGTTAGTTCAGACACAGCAGTTGCGAATGGATATATTATTAAACATGGTTTATCTGCCAATGATGCAGTATCTGAAAAGGGAAATGAAAATCTTTCAGCAAGAGGTGTTGAATTATTTGATGTTGAAAATGGAAAATTAGGTCTTGCCATGGGTATTACTGACCTTACAATGACAATAGACCCTACTAATACTCATAATATTTTACAAAGATTCCCTTATAAGGGATATTTGTTAATTGATGATGAAATTGTCAGAGTCTCAAAGAGTACAGCATCAGGTGGGTCAAAAAATGTTCTAACTGTAATACGTGGTGTTTTTGGAACATTAACTTCTGCACACGTAACAGGATCATTAGTTAAAAGAATTAAACCATTCCCAATTGAGTTCCATAGACCTTCAATTTTAAGAGCATCAGGTCATACATTTGAATATCTTGGTTATGGTCCTGGTAACTACTCCACTGCATTACCTCAAGTCCAACTCAAGACAATTTCTGAGAAGGAAGAGTTCTTGTCACAATCTCAAGAAAGAGGTGCTGGTGCGGTTGTTTATACTGGAATGAATAATAAAGGTGACTTCTACATTGGAAACCAGAAAAAATCTTCTCTGACAGGTGAGGAAACAACATTTGATACTCCAATACCATCAGTTGCTGGTGAAGAACCTGGTGGTTTGAGTGTGGTGTTTGATGAGGTAACAATCAAAGAGAGATTAGTTGTTGAGGGTGGAAAATCTAACACTTCACTATCAGAATTTGATGGTCCAGTTACATTTAATAATGAAACTCAATTTAAAAATAGTGTTAGGGTAAAAACATCGACTGATTCAACTTCACCTAATAGTGGAGCACTTGTGATTTCTGGTGGTGTTGGATTTGCAAAAACAGCAAACTTTGCAGACAATGCTGCTCTGAAATTTGGTAATGATGGAGATTTGGCAATTGTACATGAACCAAATCAAAACGTTATCAGATCAACTTCAACGCAAGGATTTAATATACAGGGTGAAAATAGGATTATAATTTCCAATATTAATGCTGCTTCCGAAAGTGCTGTATTTAATATAGGAGCTGGAGTTACCTTAAAACATAGTAACTCCACAAAATTTGAAACTCTTGGTGTTGGTGCCACTGTTACTGGAACCATGTTTGCCACTAATTTCTCTGGATCTGGTGCAGATTTAACAGATATTAATGATAGCACACTATTTGATTCTAATAATGTAGCAAGAGTACAAGCAGTTAACAGTGGAGTGATAATTACTGGTATTACTACTTCCAATGCTAATATAAATGTATTAAATGGAACAAATTTATCTCAGCTTACTGGTGATGGTGGTCTTGAACTTCAAAGATCTGATGGTAACAATGGACCTTATATTGATTTCAAAAGAGATGGTGGAGATGGTGATGCAAGAATACAGATGATTGTTACAGGTGGTGGAACAGGAGCAACTGATGGTGAACTAATATTTAGAGTACCTACCTCTGGTAATTTAGGTTCTGCTACTGTAGAGGAGAGGTTTAGAGTTAGAAGAGGTGGTGCTAAAGTTACTGGTGCCTTAGAAGTCACTGGTGACATTACAGCACTCACATCTGATATTCGACTCAAACATGAAATATCACCAATAGCAAAGGCACTAGAAAAAGTTAATTCATTAAGTGGATTCACTTACAAACATAATGAAATTGCAAAACTTAAATGTGACATAGACACAGGAGATCAAACATACGCTGGTGTCTCTGCTCAAGATGTTCAAAAAGTATTACCAGAAGCAGTCAAACCTGCACCTAGTAACAATGATTACTTAACAGTTCAATATGAAAAACTGGTGCCACTTTTAATTGAGGCTGTCAAAGAATTATCTGCGAAGGTCGATGCTCTTGAAAATCAAATAAATAACTAAAAAAGAAATAATGTCTAACTATACAAAGTCATTTAATTTTAGAAATGGAGTTCAGGTTGATGATGATAATTTCGTTGTCAATGCTGCTGGTCTGGTTGGTATCGGAACTACCAAACCAGAAAAATTGCTAGACGTTCGAGGTAATGCAAGTATAACAGGAATCACAAGTTTAACAGGATCAGTTGTCACTGGGGTCATTACTGCAGGAAACATAAAAATTGATGCAGTCTCAGGAGTTTTGACTGCGACTAGATTTGTTGGTGATGCATCGGGTTTGACAAATATAGTTGCGATTGCAACCGATGGTTGGATTGCAAATACAGGATCATTATCAACCACTGCGAAAGTTGGTGTCGGAACTTTATCACCCATATCACAATTTGAGGTGTTGGGTGACAGTAAACTTGTAGGATTTACGACACTAAGTGGAATTACAACAAGTGTTGGGACACTATTTGCAAATCAGTTGTCTGTCAGTGGTGTCAGCACATTTGTTGGTCTAACATCATTGTCAACTTTATTTGTATCATCAACATCCACATTTACGGGTGCGATTGATGCAAATGGTGGTGCAACTGTTGACAATATACAAATTGGAATCACAGGTGATAATGAAATTGACACCTCTACAGGTAATCTAACAATTGATTCTGCTGGTGGAACAGTAGTTATTGATGATCAAGTAAATGTATCTGGTATTCTCACTGCTAAGAGTTTTTCAGGTCCTACTGGAACAGCAGCAACTTTCACAGAGGGAATTGTAGTTGGAACTGGTGTCACAATTGAATCAGGTGGACAAGCAAATTTCGTTGGTTTTGTCACTTTTAATAACGGTGTAGAGATAGATGGTAATTTAGATGTAGACGGACATACTGAATTAGATGATGTTCGTATTTCTGGAGTTACAACTGTAGGAGAAATAACATCTGGTGGAACTTCTGATTCTCTTACACTTAAAGGAAATCCTGTTGAAATAAAAAGTAGTAAGTCTGCATCTGAGACAATGTTCAAGGGAACAGATGATGGGTCTGTTGAATTATATAATGATAATGTAAAGAAATTTGAAACAATTAGTGTCGGAGCATCAGTTTACGGTCAATTAAATATTGCAAGTTTGAATGGTGGAGCTTCTACATTATCAACACACTTTGGATCTGTTAGATATGGTAATGAAAATGCTTCATTTGGATATAGCACGAGAAGGTCATTAGATTTAATTAACACAGACACTGGTAACGTTAATTTTTATCTTAACTTAAACAATATATCTGGACCTGCTGGTGATTTCAGATGGTTTAAAGGAACTGCTCCAAAAATGACTTTGGTGGGTAACACAGGTAATTTAGGAATCGGAAAAACTGACCCAACAGAAAAACTACATGTTGCAGGTATTGTAACAACAACATCAGATTCTTTCGTCGCTGGTAAATTATCTGTCAAGGGTAATCTTGAAATGACAGGGGCATCATCAGAAATATCTGGAAATTTAACTGGATTAGTCAGTGGTAATGTAACTGGATTAGTTAACGCAACGGCAGGTATCTCAACTTTCACATCAATAAGTGTAACAGATAAAACAAATACACAATTTGATGGTTTTGGAGTTAATAAGAATCCTGATTCAGGAAATATAGTTGATATTATTGGAGGAGGTGGTGAAGAATCTTCAAAAGTATTTGTATCTAATAATGGAAGTATTGGTATTGGAACCACTAGAATTGATGATACTGTCAATATAAATGCACTACAATCAAAAGTAACACTTGGTTCAGTTGGTGTTGGAACAACAAATCCTCAAGCTGTTGTGGACTTCAGTGCTGCTGGTCAAGGTGCAACTGGTGCTTCTGCGAATCGAATGTATGCTTATTTACCAACAGTTAATAACAGTCAAGAAGCAGCATTGGTTGGAATGAGAGTGGGAGCTCTGGTGTTTAACATTGAATCAGAAAATCTTAAATTTTATAATGGATCTGCTTGGGCAAACGTTTAACTAAGAAAAATTATGGCATTACCTGGTGCAGGAAACTCAATAAGTTTTTTAGAAATTCAAAATGAATTTGGTAATACTTCATCATTTGGTGCTTATCGAGTGCAGTGGAGTAATACTGCTGATGGTGGATCTTTAAGTAATCAACCATTAGATACTGGAATACCTCAGTCTGGACAGATAAGGTTTAGTGATTTTATTGGTAAGAAACTCAATGTAGTGGTTAATTTTTATGATCAAGATAGAGTAGATGGGAAAACTGGACAAAATATTAAAACAAGATTTAAACAAGGGTCGGGAGTTGTTACAAGTATTGGTGGTTTTCAGGAAGATATACCAAATACTAGTAATATTGTTGGGGCAAAAATTATAGCAGATATTAACAAAAATATAGGTGCGAGAAAAAAATTATTCACACCAGAGACGATTAATATAAACACTAGTGCATTAATCACTGGTAATTGGGCGGCAAACCAAGAGGTGGTAATTAAGATTGGAACAAATGGATTAGTTTCAGGTTCTGGTGGTGATGGTGGAAAAGGTGGTGGAAGTGGAAATATTGCTGGTGGAGCTGCTGATGACGGAACTTCTGCGATTGGAATAACTAAATCTGATACTATTGTTTCTATTATCAATGATGGTCAGATAAGGTCTGGATTTGGTGGTGGTGGTGGTGGAAGTGGTAAAGGTGAAAATAGATCGTCAGGTAAAAAAAGTTCAACATATGTAACCTCTAGTGGTGGAGGAGGTGGCGGTGGTGCTGGTGTTCCTATTGGATCAGGAAAGAGTGGAGGTCCTGCCCCAAGAGCAGGTGGTAGTGGAGGAGATGCGGAGAGTTTCTTTGTAGGAGGTAATGGAGGAGTACCTAACGATTCATCTGGTGCTGGTGGTCATGGTGGTGACAACACTGCTCAAGGTATAGGTGCTGCAGGAAGAGCACCTAGTGGAACTGCTGCTGGTGGAGCAGGTGGACTTGGAGGATTACATGGACATTCTATTGTTACAGTAAAAGCAACAATTCCCACAATAACAGGATCAGGAACTAGAACTGGAACGACTGCTGTGAATCAAAGTAATATAGATAATTGAATGAATGTTCCTATCAATATTATTTTTAAAGTGACTAAAAACGACCCTGAACAGAGACAAGTTCATATAAGAATGTGTCGTCAAAATTTACATAAACCAATTGATGAGGTTGCTGCTCTTGTAGTGCCATATGATCGTCTAGATTTTAGTAGTGTAGATAATTTAGAAGAGAGTTTGCGAACCATAGTTTCTTACAAGGTATTGTCTGATTTGCAAAATGAGAGTATAATACCAGAAAATGAATCTAACTCTGAAATTGAGTCACTAGATTTGGATGACTTGATTGGGGAAGTTATTTCAGTTCCGTTTGGATTTGATAATGAATTACAAAAAATTGATTTATGACAACATGTAGAAGATTTTATAGAGTAGGGAATGATTTTTCATTATGTGTTAATATTGGAAAAAAGGATTATGTTCTAGCAGAGCATCCAGTTGATTCAAATACAATATATTATTATGGTATCAAAGGTATTGGTAAGTTAGGAACTATGTTCTCTGAGGATTATGTAATGGTGAATGAAGGTGATTTTGTAGATGTTCGAGATTATTTGCATAAGTTTAGAATGTTTCATGCTCAAGAGGATTTTCATTTAGTTGGTTTTAACACTCTTGACAAACAACAGAATTGGGAAGGAAGACTTGTGCGACAGGATGAATTAATATTAGATTTAAAACTCATACGAGATTTAAAGAAACCCTCTTTTCTTGTGTGTTTGAATGGGAAACCTATAGTAAATGATAAAACTATGAAAAGATATGAATATGCTCAACTTGACAGTAGTAAGGAATATAGTGTAGAATTAAATCAAGGTGTGTTGGGAATTTTCTTTCAAAATTAATGATAACAAAGAATGATCTAGAAACATTATATAATTGGGCAAAAGAAGTTGAGTTTCCAGTTAAAAAAGCTCCTACGATAGATGGTTATTCAAATAAAGATATAGATTATTATTGGATTAAATCAGTAAAGAAAACGACAATAATACGAGATAAATTAATGACTGATGAGGTGCGTGAAATCTATCAAAACGAAGATATATTATTCTCAAACTATACTATTTTTTACCCCAATACCATACTAAAACCACACAAAGATCCTAATATTCTACGATACCCATACAAAAGAATTCAAATACCACTTACTGTTCCTGATAGTGATAAATGTTATATGGATTGGATAAACATAAAAGATGGAGTTGTTAAGTGGAGGGAGGGAAAACCACAGATTTGTGATGTTATGAACTATACACATCAGGCATATAATTATTCTGACAAACCACTAGAAATATTATTTGTTGATGTAAATCGTGATGCAGAGGTTAAATTGTAAATCATTATGAAATTTGAAATATTTAATATATTTCCCACCACAATATATGTGGGTCAGATGAATAACCACGAGAAATATAAGAATGACTTTTATAAGTTATATCCAAAATTTGATTATGACGAGAGTAGTATTGATAATACTGTAAGTGAGAATATTGTTAAACCACTCATTCATCTAGAGGATAGTCTGGATGATTTATTCAAAGAGGTGGTATCTCATGTAAAAACTTATGTATGTGATGTTTTACAATATCGAGATATATTTGATTATGCAATTACAAAATCTTGGTTATCAAGAGCAAGAAAACCTGAAGACCAGATAAGATGGCATATACATTCAACAAGTCATGTGTCATTTGCATATTATTTAAATATGCCTGATAATGCACATTGTCTTGAATTTGAAAATAATTATAGTAAAAATATATTATTTGGTGCAATGAATGTTGAAGACGATAATGAAGAGAGAACAATAGTAAACAAATATAATGAACTTAATGCACAAACTTTCTTTGTTCATCCACCAGAGGGTTCTATCGCATTGTTTCCGAGTAATTTGTGCCACAGCACACGATTCACAGGTTGTAGTTTCACAGGTGAGAGACTTGCTATAGTGGGTGATGTAACTACAATACTGAAGGACAATGAGTTTGGTTATTCTGTTGGGTATATATCAGATAAGTATTGGAAAAAATATTGAACCAGAGGTCATGAACTGTTGTAGAATTATAGGATTCTTACTTGTATCAAAGTAAGACATTTTCACACATGGTCAGTTACCATGCTGGCACACACCACTTGAATATTTAACATAAAGTGCTATAATAATAGTATATACAACAAAGAATATGGAAGTCCAAGCACATGGTAATCTTTTTGAAGACATCAAGACTCGTGAGATTACTGGACTCAGTAAAAAGGAATATGATAAACGTAAGTCCAATGGTTACACATCATCTATGGACATCGTTAAAGGTTTACTCTCAGATATAGATGTCAGTATCAAAACTGCAAAAGGTAGAAAGGTAGATTGTGGAGATATACTCAGAAGACGTGCAGAGTTAGAGTATGACATAGTTATAGGACAGTGGAAACAGGTAGGAGACAACAAGGTATTCCACACAGAATATACATTCCACATCAAACCAGAGCATGAATCATTACTATGGGGTAAGATGACATACGAAAAACTTAGAGAGTTTGACTCATACATCAAGAGTATTCCTGTAGGACTAGAAGGACAGCAAGAGACAAAGGTAGAGAGACAAATATTAAAGAATATTGTTGAGGATAGTAACGCATTGATGTCTATACATCCTAAAGTTGACAGTAAGAAACAACGTAGAGTGCAATGTTCATTCAATATTGACAAACTTGTAGATTCTGGTGTAGAATATGAAGCAAAGACTATTAAACTTACAGTAGCATCAAAGACCAGAACATTCAATAAATGAGAGCATTTTGCCCACCTAAGAACACACCAGAGAAAGATTTGGTAATGACACCACAGTATCTTGCCAAAGATATAATCAACCATTATAATCCTACAGGAGTGATACTTGACCCATCAAGGGGTGGAGGTGTGTTTTATGATAATTTTGATGCAGTTTATCCACATACAAAAGATTGGTGTGAGATAGGAGAAGGTAGAGACTTCTTTACATATCATAGAAAAGTTGATTGGATTATCACAAATCCACCATGGTCAAAGATGCAGAAGTTTTTGGAACATGGTATGAAGATTGCAGATAATATAGTATATCTAACTACAATTAATCATTACACCACAAAGAAAAGAATTAGAGATATGAGAGAGTATGGGTTTGGAATGAAAGAGTTTTATTGTGTAGACACACCACCAAAACCTTGGCCACCACTTGGATTTCAACTTGCAGCAGTTCATACACAACGTAATTGGGGTGGTGGTATCACAATGTCATATAGTGATGTGACAATTAAAAATGTGTCACAGGACATAGACACACCACTCACACGTTTGCTATAATAAGTATATCAACAGGAAATCTATGCAACTAAGACCACATCAAGAGCAAGCAGTTAAAGCAATG